TGTTCAGACCAGGTTCAGAGCTGATGCCCCTGTTTATGCAGGGGCGTGTCCTGCTGGAGCCTGAGCCGGAGCGTTATTCATCTTTCGCCAGTGGTGCCGTTCCGGCGGCATCACAACCGCTGGCGGATGATCCTGCCGTTCGGGCCGTGTTCCGCAATGAGGCAGTGATCCGTCGTGCTGGTGGCGTGGAATGTCTTGAAAGCTGGTTACTTCGTGAAAAAGGCTGCCAGTGGCCTCATTCCGACTGGCACAGCGAGAACATGACCACAATGCGACACGCTCCGGGTGCAATCCGTCTGTGCTGGCACTGCGATAATCAGCTGCGCGATCAGTTCACGGAACGGCTGGAATCAATGGCAACGGATAACTGTGCCCGCTGGGTGTTGTCTGTTGTGCGTCGGGATCTCGGTTTTGATGACAGTCACGTTGTGACAATGCCGGAACTGTGCTGGTGGCTGATTCGTAATGATCTGGCGGATGCCTTACCGGAAAGTGCAGCCCGTAAGGCCCTGAGATTACCGAAGCCTGTTGTGCCGTCTGTCACCCGGGAAAGTGACCTTGTGCCTTCGGTTACTGCCACCAGCATCATCCAGGATAAGGCGAAAAAGGTGCTGGCGCTGAAAGTGGATCCGGAGTCGCCGGAGTCTTTTATGTTACGCCCAAAACGTCGTCGCTGGGTTAATGAAAAGTACACGCGCTGGGTTAAGACGCAGCCGTGTGCATGTTGTGGTAAGCCAGCCGACGATCCTCATCACCTGATTGGTCATGGTCAGGGTGGAATGGGTACAAAAGCGCATGACCTTTTTGTGTTGCCTTTGTGCAGAAAACACCATGACGAACTGCATGCGGATACCGTGGCATTTGAAGAGAAGTATGGTTCCCAACTGGAGCTGATATTTCGTTTTATCGATCGCGCACTGGCGATTGGTGTGCTGTCCTGATTTTGTGGAGAAAGTTGATGCGTGATATTCAGATGGTTCTTGAACGCTGGGGGGCATGGGCGGCAAGTGGTAACACCGGGGTGGACTATTCTCCGATAGCTGCTGGATTTAAAGGCCTTTTACCATCCACCGCTAAACCTCGCCCGGCCTGCAGCGATGATGACGGCCTTATCATCGAAAACTGCCTTACGCGCCTGAAGAAGAAAAAACCGGACGAGTATTCGCTGCTGGTAGCTCATTATCTGCTGCGCATATCAAAAAGGCAGATTGCCAGAACAAGAAAGAAGAGCGAAAAGGCAATACGAATTGAGATACAGATTGCTGAAGGATTTATTGACGGATGTCTGTCGATGCTGGGTGTAAGGCTGGAGATGGACGACTGGCTGCCCAAAAAAGTAAAAAATGATTAGCGCGGTCCGCAAAAAGTATGTCAGTATGTTAAGAGTGGTTACTACGCCACACAACTTAAACCCGCCGCCTGGCGGGTTTTTTATGACTGAAATCGCATCAGTACAGTAAACGTGCTGGTGGTGAATACCTGTCTTTCAGCTTGCTGGCTTTTTAGACAAGAGTTATTGGTATGTCACGTTAACCGGAAAAGGGAAAAAGACATGCTAAAACAGCAGGATATGACAGAAACCGCCAGAGTGGTGTTTAATGAATTAAGCGTCACCTACCCGGCGACAGTCGGGGAGATTGCGCAGAATACTTACCTTTCACGCGAACGCTGCCAGTTAATACTGACCCAGCTGGTTATGGCGGGTCTGGCAGACTATCAGTTCGGTTGTTACAGACGCCTTCCGCAGTGAAGGCTTTTTTATTTGTGGTAAATGGGCGGCTGGTGGGTGTGGTGGTTGTTGCTTCCCCGTTGCTGAAAAAGAAAGCATCAGGCGATTAGCAGGGTATCAGTTACCCGTTGAAATTTTTAAATACCTCACAATTCAGGCGGTTGACTGTTGTCTGGTTTGCGGGGAGTTTGTTAAAAGAAACTGGCATGGTGAATCCCCCTGTGCGGAGGGGCAATCAGCAACTGGTGTTTTGTCACCGACCCTTATCCTTTCTGTGCGGGTTCAGGTGCTGATACTGAACTCACCGGGAGGCACCCGGCACCATGCAATGGCACATAGCGCCACTCTCCAGCCCCTCTCCGGAGGGGCTTTCTTATGGACAAAAAAAGCCCGCGCTGGGAGACGCGGGCGGCAAGGAATAAACAACAAAACGTGAAGTGATATTTCAGCTGGCGAATAATATCCGACAGTAATCACTCTGCGCAATAGCGCGGCCTTTTTCGTATTGCGGGCTGTAGTCTTCCTCCTGCCATTGTCCTGTAACTTCCGGACTTCAGCCCGTTCCCTCATCTGACTCACAACATTATCCCGACCGGGAGGATTCATGACATTTAAACACTATGACGTGGTCAGGGCGGCGTCGCCGTCAGACCTTGCGGAGCGACTGACTCAAAAACTGAAGGAGGGGTGGCAGCCATTTGGCAGCCCGGTGGCCATCACGCCTTATACCCTGATGCAGGCCATTGCGGCGGAAGGTGATGTCACCACACCTGTGGTGGTGAAGCCGTCGGATGGAGAAGGCACAGTTATCAGCACCACCAGCGAACCGGAGTATTACTTTGTTGTTGCCCTGGCCGGGCAGTCAAACGGTATGGCGTATGGTGAAGGGCTTCCGCTGCCGGAGACATATGACCGTCCGGACCCGCGTATTAAACAGCTGGCGCGTCGCAGCACTGTCACGCCGGGTGGTGCGTCCTGTAACTACAATGACATTATTCCTGCGGACCACTGCCTGCATGATGTTCAGGATTTGAGTAAGTTTTCACACCCGAAAGCCAGCGCAGCTCAGTATGGATGCGTGGGGCAGGGATTACATATCGCGAAGAAATTGTTGCCGTTTATTCCGGCGAATGCCGGTATTCTTCTGGTTCCGTGCTGCCGTGGTGGTTCTGCATTTTTGGCGGGCGATGAAGGTACCTTCAGCGAATCCACCGGCGCAAGCGAGACCTCGGCACGCTGGGGTGTAGATAAGCCACTGTACAAGGACCTGCTTACCCGTACTCAGGCCGCACTGAAGGCCAACCCTAAAAATATTCTGCTTGTAGTGGTCTGGATGCAGGGCGAGTTTGATTTGAAACAGGGTGCATACGCCACTCAGCCGGGGCTGTTTGATTCCATGGTGGAAAAATATCGTTCTGACCTGTCGGAATTCGGAGGTCAGTGTCTCGGGGGCTCTCCGTCATCGGTTCCCTGGATTTGTGGCGACACGACCTACTACTGGAAGCAGACTTATTCTTCGCAATACGATGCGGTGTATGGTGCATACAAGACGAAATCCGCAAAAAAAATCTTCTTTGTGCCGTTTATGACGGATGAAAACGGGCGAAATGTGGGTACCAACGAGCCGTCAGAAGATCCGGATGTTGCGGATATTGGGTATTACGGAGCCGGTGGTCGAACGGACGCCAAAACCTGGACGACGGCCGACCGTAAAACGCATTTTGGATCATGGGCACGTCGTGGGATTATTTCCGACCGTCTGGCAACGGCGATTCTTGTGCATGCCGGGAGAACCGCTGAATTCATTACCGGAAAACAGCCTGATACGGTGAAGCCCACCGGACCTTCCGGTGAAGGTACGGAGAGAGAGCCGGAAGCCCCGGTCAGTAACCGAACCCTGATGAGTCTGCTGGCGTCCGGCGAAGACCTGGCATCACAGGGCTGGCGCTATTATCACAAACCGGCGAGCGGAGACAATGTTAACAAAAACATTGCTGAAGCGGTGGTCAGTGATGCGGGGGCTACGGGAGGTAAGGCCCTGCAACTGAATAAACCGGAAAACCACATCTGGTTTCTGGAGCATGATGCAGCCGGACAGGGAGTGGAGTTACTGAAGAAGGGGGGACGTGTGAGCGTACGGTTTAAGTTGCCGGGTTCACTGGTGCCGAATCGGTTTGCCCTGGGCATTTACTGGCAGTTGTCGTCCCTGCCGGAGGGAGTGACGCTGGCAGAGGAAGGCAACGACATGCTGATGTCCTTCTTCCTGCAGACGGATGCGACGAACCTGAACGCGATGTACCACAAGAAGCCGAATGCGAAGCTGGATACGTTCGGGGTCTTTGATAACGGATGGCACACACTGGCTTTTGAGTTTGCCGGAAACAACAGCATTCAGGTGACGCCGGTACTGGATGAGAAACGGGGGACGCCGTTCACACTGGTGAAATCTCCGGCATCAGGGGCGGCGGACAAACTGCAACTGACAGGCATATCAAAGGCGGCGACATATACGCTGCTGATTGACAGTGTGAAGGTGGAAGTGAACAACGCGGATGCCGCGGCATGATAAAAAAAGCCGCCAGCGGCAGGAACGGAAGCTGGCGGAGGTAATCCCAATGGAGAATCTAACGAAAGGATGCTTTCGACATCAATCATTTCTAAATGAAAACAGTTCTCATTGTCAACCATAACGGTAAGAAACTATGACATTTATTCATCAGGTGATGCTGTACTTCTGTACGGCGGTCTGTGTGCTGTATCTTCTTTCGGGTGGGTACAGGGCAGTGCGCGATTTCTGGCGCAGGCAGATTGATAAAAGGGCCGCAGAGAAAATCAGCGCCAGTCAGTCAGCCGGAGCAAAAACAGAAGCCCCACTCATTCCGGAACAACCTTCTTAATAACCCCTTTCAACGAGAAAATCCTATGTCAGAAATAAAATCGCTGGTCACTGCTGAGGCAGTGAAGGAAGTCCTGCGCTCTGAAGAAGTCCGGAGCGCACTGAAACAGCAACTTCGGCAGAACCTTGAGGCGCGTCTTGATGCAGAAGTGGATTCAATTCTGGATGAATTGCTTGGTGCACAGCCGGAACCATCCCCGGA